AGAAACGAAGAAATAGAGGCTAAGAAGAGTATTGAAGGTGCTAAAATTGGCGCTCAACTAGCCACTTCTGATAAGGAGCTTACCGCCAAACAAAAGGTCGAGGGTGTTAAGATAGGTATGGAGTTAGCTAAAGACGCAGACGGTGGTATGCCAGGACAATAATTTAAATAGGAGGGATGATGGCAACAATAGAAGATCAATATAAAACAGATTTAAGAAAAATAATGAATGACTACGCTGACACTGTTTCGACAGGCGGCGCACAGGATTTTCCACAATATCGGCATCTTGTGGGAGTGATAGAGGGGCTAGCAATAGCGGAAAGGGCCTTTCTTGATTTAGTTGATGCTGCAAATAAAACAGAGGACATTTGAATGACAGATATAAGTGTTGAGAAGACTCTTGCCCGTGTGGAAGAGTTGAAGGATAAATCCCTTCGCCTACCGAAACCTTCAGGATATAAAGTGTTAGTAGCACTACCAAAGATAGAAGAAAAAACTTCTGGAGGTATTATTAAAGCTCAAAGTACCGTAGATAGAGAAGCCACAGCAGCTAATGTTGGGTTTGTTTTAGAACTTGGCCCTGATGCATATACAGACAAGGAGAAGTTCCCTACCGGTGCCTGGTGTAATAAAGGTGATTTTGTTGTTATGCGATCCTATTCTGGGACTCGTATGTCAATAGATGGTGAGGAGTTTCGTATGATTAATGATGATTCCGTAGAGGGCGTAGTAGCAGATCCTCGTGGATTCGGTAGAGTATAGGAGGCGGTATGGCTACAGAGGAAAAAATTGAAGCTAAGCAAGAAGAGCAGGTTGAATCTCAAGAGGTAGAGTTTGAAATAGAAGATGATATGCCGGCTGAAGATAGGGCGGTTCTTGAAAAAGATAAAGATAAAAAAGAAAAGCCTGCAAAAGCTAAAAAGTCTGACAATGATGAAGAGTTAGATAAATATAGCGAAGATGTTCAAAAACGTATTAATAAATTAAAACGTGAATATCATGATGAGAGAAGGGCTAAAGAGACTAAAGATAGAGAGATGCAAGAAGCTGTTCGTTATGCTGAAGCTGTACGCAAAGAAAACGAAAGGTTAAAAAAGAGTCTTTCTACCGGTGAGGATAGTCTTATTAAAGAGGGAACTAGCAACGCAGATAGAGCATTAGAAGCTGCGCATGCTAAGTATGTTAAGGCTTACGAGGATGGTGACGCTTCAGCGATGGCTAAAGCACAGCAAGAAATTGCTGATGCTACGTTGTCAAAAAGGCAGTGGTCCAGCTACAAACCTCAGTATAAGTATGAAGAAAAACAACAAGATACTTTACAAAAGTCTGAAAATGTATATAATCAAAGTAATTCTCAGTCAATTCCGGAGCCTTCTGAGAAGGCTAAAGCATGGTTTAAGCGGAACACATGGTTTGGAAATGACGAAGAAATGTCTGCCTTTGCTGTAGTAAACCATAGAAAGTTGATTTCTGACGGTGTACCAGTAGATAGTGATGAATACTATGAAAAGATAGACAAAAGGTTGCGGGAAGTCTTTCCTGACAAATTTGAGGATTCTGATACAGATACTCAAGAGACAGTGGAAGAAAAGCCTAAAACCAAAATTGCGCCGAGCAACGTGGTTGCTCCTGTTAAGCGAAATCCATCTTCTAAGAAGATTACGTTAACAGCTACTCAGGTAAGTATGGCTAAGCGATTGGGTGTACCACTCGAGGAGTATGCAAAACAAGTAGCACAACTTAATAGATAAAGGAGATGCAAATGACACAAGATAAAAGTCGCACTAACAGGAACTTAAAAACACGAGAGAAAACACAAAGAGCGAAAAACTGGGTACCTCCACAACAGTTACCTGACCCAAACCCTGAAGACGGATTTAGGTTCCGTTGGATAAGGACTTCTTTATTGGGGCAGAGAGATGACAGAAATGCATCTATTAAACTGCGTGAAGGATGGATACCTGTCAAAGCGGAAGATCATCCAGAGATTGTTACTCAGTATGGATTTACTGGTAATAAAGATGGAAACATCGAATCTGGCGGATTGATGCTTTGTAAAATACCAACTGAAACTGCTGAGAGTAGAAATGAGTATTATGCTAATCAAAACAAACAGCAAATGCAGGCGGTAGATAATAATTTCTTGCGAGAAAACAATCCTCGTATGCCGCTCTTTAGTGACAAACGTTCGACTGTTTCTCGTGGTAACGGTTAAATTTTGATTTTAGGAGTTTATTATGGCTTATCCAACTGTTGCAGCTCCATATGGCTTAGTCCCAGTTAATTTAATTGGTGGCCAAGTATATGCTGGCTCTACAAGGCAGATGAAGATTGCTTCAGGTTATAATACCAATATATTTAACGGTGATATCGTAACTCGATTAGCCGATGGTACTATAGCTAAAGAAGCAGGCACTACTACAACTGCTGTTACGGGTGTAATTGGTGTTTTTGTAGGTTGTACTTACACTGACCCAGCTACAAACCAAAAAATATTCAAGCAATACTACCCTGCTGATACTGTCGCTTCTGACATTCAGGCTTATGTAGTTGATGATCCAGATGCTTTATTTAAAGTAGCTGTTGTATCTGGAACTACTGTAGTTGCAGGTATCGCTTACGGTTCTATCGGAAGTAATGCAGCGTTAGTACAAAATGCAGGTAATACACAAAATGGTAACTCTAAAGTAGCTGTTCTTAGCTCTAGTGTTGCTGTAACAAAAACTTTACCAATGAGAATTGTTGATGTAGTTGAAGAAACTACTGATACCTCTGGTAACTACACAGAAGTAATTGTTAAGTTTAATGCACCTTATGAGGATAGTAATATCACTAAGGGTGGTCATGCTTACAAACTTGCTACTGGTTTATAATAAGGAGTATAAATAATGGCTATATCACGCGCACAATTATTAAAGGAACTCCTACCAGGGTTAAATGCCTTATTTGGTTTGGAGTATCAAAAATACGGTGAAGAGCATAAAGAAATCTTTGACCAAGAGTCTTCAGAAAGAAGTTTCGAGGAAGAAGTAAAGCTCTCAGGTTTCAGTGCAGCCCCAGTTAAAGACGAAGGTGCAGCAATATCTTATGACAATGCTCAAGAAGCATGGTCTGCTAGATACAACCATGAGACAATTGCTCTTGGATTTTCAATTACAGAAGAAGCTATGGAAGATAATCTGTATGACAGCTTATCAAGCAGATACACTAAAGCTCTTGCTAGAGCAATGGCGTATACAAAGCAAGTTAAAGCTGCTGCAGTTCTTAACAATGGTTTCAATAGTAGCTACGCTGGTGGTGATGGTGTTGAGTTATTCTCTACAGCTCACCCACTTGTTTCTGGTGGTACAAACTCAAACGAGCCTACAACTAACGTTGACTTGAATGAGACTTCACTAGAAGCTGCTATCATTCAGATTGCTGGATGGACAGATGAGAGAGGTTTATTGATCGCATCTAGACCGCTTAAGATGGTTGTTCCACCTGCTCTACAGTTTGTTGCTACAAGACTCTTAGAGACTGAGCTTAGAACTGCTACAGCAGATAACGACATCAACGCTGTTAGATCAATGGGCGCTATTCCTCAAGGTTACACTGTGAATCACTTCTTAACAGATACTGATGCATGGTTCTTGAAGACTGATGTTCCTAACGGTATGAAGCATTTTGTTAGAACTCCAATGCAAACAAGCATGGACGGAGATTTCGACACAGGTAATGCTAGATACAAAGCTCGTGAAAGATACAGCTTCGGCTGGTCTGACCCATTAGGTATGTGGGGTTCACAAGGAGCATAATAGCAAAAAGAATAAACCTCCCCCTCCTAGGTTTTCCCCCGCTTTTGCGGGGGTTTTTATTTGTATTTTAGAAAATTTTATGTTTTAATACTTACTGAAGGCTTTATGTTTTTACAAGTCCGCTTTTGTGTTTTTCATGGAGTTTTCGTCTGGGGCTATTAACCTAGCCCCTGCATTTGTTGGAGGGAAAAGTTCTAGGATAAATAATCTTTACTAACTGACCTAGCAGACGTTGCAGAGATAGTAAAGAGAGACCTTCTGCAAAAGGAAATAAAATGGCAAACACTACTTTTTCAGGGCCAGTTAAAGCTGGAACAATTAAAGATACTACAGGTTCTACTGTAGGAACAGACGTAGCAAACGTAGGTTCAGTCGTAATGACACAAGCAGCTAACGTTGTTTTTGGTGATGATGGTACAACTACTACAATCGCTACTTTACCTGCAAACTCACAGATTATAGAAATATACGTTGATGTTACTACTGCATTTGATGCAGGTACTACTAACACTTTAGACTTAGGTGATGGCTCAACAGCAGATCAATTTGCTGATGCGTTAGCTCTTGGTTCAGTTGCTAGAGTATTAGCAACTTCTGATGTTTCTCAAATTACTAACTTAATTGACATTGGAGCTTCAGACGTACAAGTTGTAGCTACTTATAACCAGACAGGAACTGCTGCTACAGCAGGTGCTGCTACTGTTACTGTAGTTTACGTACAGAACAATAACTTATCGTAAGGAGTGACTCATGGCAATGTCTGATGTAATTGCTGTTACTAGGACTACCGATGGGACATTCGTGAGTGGACGAACCAGGGTTAAGCAGTTAGTAGTACATACTTCTGCATCTGGTTCCCCTCAAGTTGTTTTAAAAGACGGTGGCGCTAGTGGCACAGAAAAATTAAACCTTACATACACTACAGGCGACATACATTCGTTAAATATTCCTGAAAATGGAATACTGTTTGAAACAGATGTATATTTAGATTTAACTGCCTGTGATGGTGTAACGATCTTCCACGGGTAGAGATATGGCTGTTGTTTCTTCTATTTCACGAGTAAGAACTTCAGAACCCTTTGAGCTACAAGTTGCTAGAGGGCAGATATCTTATCATGAAACTATTTTTAAGTTCGGTTACAATTCTGCTGTTGGTAATACTAAAGAAACTATTTGGGAACAAGGTGGGTTGTATGCTTATCCACCCTCTGCTTCAGTAATGACGGTATCTAGTAGTAATGTAAATGACACTTCTGCTGGTACAGGTGCAAGGACTGTAGAAATATTTGGTTTGGATGCAGACTATAATGAGATTAATGAAATAGTTACTCTAAATGGTCAAACTGCTGTAAATACAACAAAATCATATATAAGAATTAATCGTGGTCTTGTTCGTAGTGCAGGTAGTGGCGGTGCAAATGCAGGTATAATCTACGCAGGTACAGGCACAGTTACTTCAGGTGTTCCAGCTAATATTTACCTTACCATAAATGGCGACGGTGATAACCAAACATTGATGGCTCTTTGGACAGTCCCCGCAGGGTACACAGCTTTTCTTACAAAGATGTCTTTATCTACAGGAACTTCAACAAACACTCCCGCTGTTCTAAACGCTAGTCTCGTTGCTAGACCTTTTGAAGAAGTTTTTCAGATAAAAGAAAGATTTACTTTAACAGATGGTGCGCATGAACAGTTTTATACTTTTCCATTAAGATTTACAGAAAAAACAGATTTAGAAATGAGAGCGTTTTCATCTTCTGGGTCGGTTAGTTTTAATGTGTCTGCGTCAATGGAATTTGTTTATATAAAGAATGATTCTCAGAGTTAATTATGGCAGCTAAACGATTAAATAAAAAGAAGATGCCTTGTAATAAACCAAGACGTACTCCTTCTCACCCAAAGAAGTCTCATGTTGTAAAAGCATGTGAGGGTGGTAAGAAGAAAATTATTCGTTTTGGGCAACAAGGTAAGAAAGTTGGGACGCTATCAGGCACTGCAGGTAAACGTAAAACAGGTGAGTCTGCACGTATGAAAGCAAAACGTAAATCCTTTAAGGCAAGACATGCTAAGAATATTAAACGAGGTAAGATGTCAGCAGCTTATTGGGCAGACAAAGTCAAATGGTAGGATAGGATATGGATGACTTAAAAACAATGGCTGATGGATCAGCAGTAACACTAGGATTAGGAACTTTTATGAATTATGTAAATCTCCCGTTAATTATTCAGTTATTGACAATAGCATGGTTAATCTTAAGAATATGGGAATCTGCTACTGTACGTAGTTGGTTTAAAAAAGATACAGGTGAAGATTTCGTAATGGGTGATGTACCTAATACAGAAGATGCAGTGGTAACACAAACAAAGAAAAGACGTAACACTAGACAAACTAAGAAAGGAAATACAAATGCCAGGAAATAAACTTCCCCCAGGGCTTAAAGCATTAAAAGGTAAAAGGCCCGATGTAGTAGCAAAAATGTTAAATAAATCAGTAGAAGAGGTAAAAGAAATGATGAAAGGTGGTAAAGTCAAAATGGCGTACGGCGGTAAAGTCAAGATGATGGGTGGCGGCTATATGGATGATAAGAAAAAGAAAATGGCGTACGGCGGTAAAGTTAAAATGCAAAATGGTGGAAAAACTAGTGTTGCCATGAAGAAAAAAAGCAAAAAGTGTCCAATTAACGGTATGGCCAAACAAGGTAAAACTAGAGGCGTTACTGTAGTTGCGTAATGGCAAGACTTAAATTAACTACTGCTGTTCACGAACCTATCATAAAAAAGACATCTCAGAGTTGTCGTAATCCAAAGATGGGTTCAATGAACAAAAGTAAAAAACGTAGTTTTAAAAGATACAGAGGACAAGGTAGATAGCTATGATGAAATGTCGAGGTATGGGTAAAACCAGAAAGATGAAAAGAATGAGTAGTGGTGGTAAGACCGGTACCGTAAAAGATGCTTGTTATCGTAAAGTAAAAGCTAGCTACAAAGTCTTTCCTAGCGCATACGCATCAGGTGCAATAGCGAAATGTAGAAAGAAAAAAGGTAAGTAGTGGCAGTTAGAAAGACCAAAAAAGGTCTAGCCCTAAAACGATGGTTTAAAGAAGAGTGGAAAGATGTAAGAACTGGTAAAGCCTGTGGTAGGAAAAAAGGTGAGAAACGTGGTACTCCTTATTGCAGGCCTAGTAAAAGAGTGTCTAGTAAGACTCCAAAAACATCTGGGGAGATGACAGCCGCTGAAAAGAAATCAAGAATAGCACAGAAGAAAAGACTAGGACAACCAGCAGGCCGTCCACGTAGAGTTGCCTCATTGAGAAGAAGGAAAAAGAAAACATAATGGAAAAGGAGAAGTCATGGCAAAAGGTGTGCCGCATTATTTTAGAGATGGGCGAGAACATAAAGGAGGAATGCATAAGATGCCTGGTGGTAAATTACATTCAGGCAAAACACACGGTAAGACTAGCAAAAGGTTATATCACTTCAAAGAGCTTCCTAAAACTGTGCAAGAAAAAATTAGAAAGCGGAAAAAGAAAAGTTAAATACGTCTGTTGTAAAGTTAGGGAGGATAAAACAGATACATCATGCAAGTGCGAGGAAAAGAAAAAGTAATCTGTAGTAAATGTGGAGAGTCTAAAGAGTTAAAAGATTATCCATATCGTAAGGAGACAAATAAGTATCGTCCATATTGTAAAGAGTGTAAGAACAAGGAAAATAGGGAATGGTATCAGAAAGGCAGCAACGCAGAGAAAACTAAGGCTCAAGTGCGTAAGTACAAAAGAAATAACAAAGATAGAGTCCGTTGCTCTAAGCATAAAATTGATCTAGATACTCTTCATAATATGTTGGATAAACAACAGTATACGTGTAAAATATGTGGTATAAAAGGAACTATAGAAACTTTATTTATAGACCATGACCACAACACAGGTAAAGTAAGAGGTTTACTCTGTCACTACTGTAACACAGGGTTAGGTTTTTTTAAAGATAGTACAAGCAGTTTAAAAAGTGCGATTAAATATTTAAAGGCAAATTATGGCAACTAGTGGAACAGCAGCATTCAATCCAGAAATAGTCGAGATTGTAGAAGAAGCATATGAGAGATGTGGACTAGAATTACGTAGTGGATATGATTTAAAAACAGCAAGACGTAGTCTAGATATTATGGCTGCTGAGTGGTCTAATAAAGGGATTAATTTATGGACAGTTGAATCTGGCACAGTGTCACTAACTACAGGCACAGCTACTTATACTTTACCAGCAGATACAATTGATTTATTAGAAACAGTAATTAGAACTGGAAGTGGTTCCAACCAACAAGATTTATCTATTAACCGAATTTCAGTTTCAACCTATGCAACCATACCAAACAAAAACAACCAAGGGAGACCAATACAAATCTATGTCGACAGGCAAGCCACACCAAAAGTTAGCGTCTGGCCAACACCAGACTCATCTGCAACCTATACGTTGGCTTATTGGAGGCTTAGAAGAATTGAAGATGCAGGTCGTGCTGGTAGTAATACTTATGATGTGCCTTCACGTTTCATTCCTTGTCTTGTTGCTGGACTTGCTTATCATATCGCCACTAAGCGCCCTGAAGTTGGACTTGACAGGGTTACGTTCCTTAAAGCAGCGTATGATGAACAGTTTACTCTCGCTGCAGATGAAGATAGAGACAAGTCATCAATCCAGTTCGCACCGAACATTACCTCATAAGGAGATTACTATGAAAGATAAAACAACATACCAACAACCAAAACCATGTCCAGTTCCAGACTTTGCAGGATACCCAGATAAAGTAGCTAATACACAGACAAATAAAATGAAGGGTTCAGGCGCTGCAACTAAAGGGACAGGGTTTTCTAAAAGAACTGCTTAATGACTCAGTTTGCTAGTGGGAAACTCGCATTTGGGTTTTGCGATATTTGTGGTTTTAGGTATAATTTAAATGAGTTAAAAGAATTAACGAAACGAAATAAGTTAGTTAATATCAGGGCTTGTCCTGAGTGTTGGAATCCAGACCAACCACAAAACGATTTGGGTAGCTTTCCTGTTGATGACCCACAGGCACTTAGAGACCCAAGACCTACTGGAGCTACATCAGGTAGAGGATTGTTTGGATTTAAACCTGTGTTAGGGCAAAAAGTAAATATGGCTGTAGGTAAAGTAACTGTAAGGATAGGATAATGAATTATACCCAACTGGTACAAGCGATAAAAGATTATACAGAAAGCACTGAAACGTCTTTTGTCAGTCATATTGATGAAATAATAAAGCAATCAGAAAAGAAAATTTATAACGAAGTACAACTTCCTTATTTAAGAAAGAACGTAACAGGTAGCGCAACATCAGGAAATAAGTATGTGCAAACACCTACAGATTTTTTAGCAGTCTATTCTATGGCAATTATAGATGGAAGTAGCGATCAACATTTTTTATTAAATAAAGACGTTAACTTTATACGAGAAGCGTATGCCAATGCATCGACTCAAGCGCAACCAAAATACTATGCGTTATTTGACCATAATACTTTTATACTAGGCCCTACACCTGATAGCGCTTACAGTGTAGAATTACATTACTATTATTACCCAACATCTATTGTAACTGCTTCAACTACATGGTTAGGGGATAATTACGAACAGGCTTTACTGTATGCGTGTTTAGTTCAAGCGTATACGTATTTAAAAGGAGACCCTGATTTGATGGCTAACTACCAAAAACAATATCAGGAAAATATCGTTCAACTTAAAATGCTTGGTGATGGAAAAGATAGGCGTGATGCTTATCGTTCTGGACAAGTGAGATATGAGGTTAAATAATGCAAAGTGCTTTACTTGATACATTAGTTGGAGAAGCAAAAGTTATGTCAACACAGGGTCGTGGTATGACTCCTGAAGAGATTGCTAATCTAGCACTAGATAAAATTTTACATGTAGCAGATACAGCTCACCCTGCACTCAAAGAACAAGCTAGAGCATTTAAAGAAGATTTAAGAAAGATATTAGTGTTGTATATGAAACAAGCCATTAAAAGTGACCGTACAACATTATTTAATAAACTGAAAGACGCTGGGCTAACAAATGCAGCGAACATCATTACAAAGATATAGGAGTTTTTATGGCTATTACACAAGCAGTTACTACATCATTTAAACAACAGTTACTAGAAGGAGCGCATGACTTTCGCTCTAGTGGCGACACAATTTATATGGCACTTTATACAAGTTCCGCTACTCTCGATGCATCAACTTCAGCTTACACAGCAACTGGTGAATCATCAGGTACAGGCTATGCTGCAGGGGGTCAAGAGCTAACTAAAGTTGCACCGACATCATCAGGTACTACAGCGTTTATTGACTTTGCTGATGAGACTTGGTCTACCGCTACAATTACAGCAAGGGGTGCGTTAATTTATAATACAACGCCAGCACACACATATACTAATCCTTCTGTACTTGTACTAGATTTTGGTGGAGATAAGACTTCCACTTCAGGAGATTTTACAGTTATTTTCCCCACTGCTGATGCATCAAACGCAATTTTAAGGTTAGCATAAATGGCTTTAGTATTTAAGGATAGAGTACGAGAAACGACAACAACGACTGGTACGGGTACAGTTACTCTTGCTGGCGCTGTGACAGGTTTTGACGCTTTTTCCGAAGTAGGTGATGGTAACACCACTTACTATGCTATAGTTCATCGTTCTGCTAATGAGTGGGAAGTTGGTACAGGAACATATACTGCATCAGGTACAACACTAGCTAGAACAACAGTTTTAGCGTCATCAAATTCAGGTTCAGCTACAAACTTTTCTGCGGGAACAAAGGACGTTTTTACAACCTATCCAGCAGGTAAAGCAGTGGATACAACAAAAGCTGAAGAAATAGCAATTCAGTTTGCAATAGCATTAGGATAATATTATGGCATTTAAATCTAAAACATCATCAAGTATTGGCACAAGTGGTGCTGCTACAACAGTTACAGATACAGTAGGAGCTGGAGATACTCATACAATTATTGGTTTATCTCTCTCAAACAAAGTGACTTCTAATATTACGGTTACTGCTTCCATTACTAAAAACGCAGGGACATTGACTTACCTTGTTAAAGATGCAACCGTTCTTCCAGGTGGTACATTAGTTGTTATTGGTGGTGATCAAAAATTAGTTTTAGAAGCAGGTGATATTGTTCAAGCATATGCAAGTGCAGCGACTTCTGCTGATGCTGTAGTTAGTTATTTAGTATAGGAGATTAGATGTCATATATAGGTAACGCACAGAGTTTTCGAGTAGAAGGGAATGTACCAGGTAATTTAACTGTTTCAGGAAATACAACGATAAGTGGTAGTAGTGCGACTGTAAATGGAGATGAAGTAAGAACTTTAGGAACAAGTGGAGCTATTGTTCAGGTAGTACAAAACACTTATGCAACACAAGTAAGAAGTCAAACTAATACTTTGATTGATACAGGTTTAAATGCAACTATTACTCCAACATCTTCTTCTAATAAAATATTAGTTTTTGTTCAGCAATCAGGGTGTTATAAAGATTCAAATAATACACATGGAACAATTAGATTATATAGAGGAACAACCTTTATACAGATGATTGATAATTATTTTGCTTATACTAATAGCACAGCTCGTAGTGGTATTGGTAGTGTGTGTGGACAATTTTTAGATTCTCCAGCAACAACATCTGCTATAACGTATAAAACACAATTTTCATCAGTTGCTAATTCTGCTTGGGTATATGTTCAAGTGCAAAGTGAAACATCAACAATGACCTTAA